GGATTCTCTTTGACTAAAGATAAAAAATATATAGAGTATTTACTAAGAAATTATAAAAAGAAAAAATCAAGGCTTAGAATTTTAAATCTAGGGCTTATAAATGAAGATGATAACATTTTAAATGGTATAGATTATTCAAAAGATAAAATACAAACAAGTAATTTATCTTCTTTAGATGATGCAATAATTAAAAGAGAAGAAGAGATAAAAAGATTAGAATATGAAATAAATATAGTAGAAGCTTTACTTGATAGCTTAGATAGTAGGAAAGATAATCAGTATAGGCAATTAGTAGAAAATTATTATATTGAAAATAAAACATATACAGAAGTAATGCCTATAATTAATATATATAATAGGTATCATTTTTTTGAACTATGTAAGAAAGTTTTAAATGAATTTTTAGAGTTAATATAGAAGGTATAAACCTTCTTTTTTATTCCCATAAAATCTAAAAATAGTCATAATTAACCAAATATAGTACAAATAATAGTATTAAAATTGGTATTTAATGCCTAATTTTAATGTGCTATTATTATAGGGTAAACAATTATATAGTTGTTCATGGCTTATTCCTTCGAGTATATTTATCGTATTTTATTTTTAAAAAAGTGAGTGCTAGATTAAAAGTTTTAAATTTTTAGTCTAGCATTTCTTTTTTAAAGGTGGGTAAATTGGGAAAGAAGAAAACTAAGGTTAAGGTATGGAAAGATGTAGATGAAGTTGTAAAAGCTACTATTGAAATACCTAAAAAGGTACAATGGCTTGTAGAAGTCATGGAAGAAGTACCTAAGGGGGAGAAGTCTAAATTTTAGGCTTCTTTTTTATTTTATTATAATCATTATCAAAGTATATAAAAGGAGGTGGAACTTTGAGTTTAACCACAAAACAAGAAATCTTTGTCCAAAGATTAATAGAAGGCTATTCCCAAAGGGAAGCCTACAAATTCGCATATGAAGCCGATAATATGAAAAATGAAACAATAGATAAAAGGGCCTCCGAATTATTCTCTAAAGGGGATATTAAGGGAAGGTATGAAGAGCTTAAAAATGAACTAAAAAATAAAATGTTTTATACCGTTGAAAAGGCAAATGATGATTTAGAATGGATTAAATTAAAAGCTAAAGAAGATATAGAAAATAGAGGTATAAAACAAGCTAATTCAACTACTTATTTGAATGCAGTTAAACAACAAATAGATTTAAATGGGATAACTATAAAAGAAGCTAAAAAAGATATTGATAATATAATCAAGTTTGAGATAGTAGGGGCTAAAAATGATTAAACAAGTTACCTGCAATAATCATTTTATTGATTTTATAAATAACTGGGATTATAAATTCTATTTTCTAGTTGGTGGATATGGTAGTTCTAAAAGCTATCATGTAGCTACTAAACTTTTATTAAAATTAGCTTCAGAAAAAAGATTAGCTTTGGTTGTAAGAGAAGTATATGACACAATTAGGGACAGTTGCTTCAGTTTATTCGAAGAAGTGGCTTTAAGAATAGGCATATACGATCATCTAAAATTTAAAACATCACCTATGCAGGTTATATTTCCCAATGGTTCAAAGATTATATTTAAGGGCCTTGATAATCCACAGAAATTAAAATCTATCAATGGAGTTTCTATAGTATGGCTAGAAGAATGTAGTGAATGTAAGTATGAAGCTTATAAAGAATTGTTAGGACGTTTAAGACATATGGAGTTAAGCAATCATATTATTTGTAGTACTAACCCAGTTGGCACAGATAACTGGACTTATAGCCATTTTTTCAAGAATGAAGAAAATAATAAAACAGTTCTTGATGATGAAACTTTATACAATAACAGAATTGTAAAAACTAATAATACATATTACCATCATTCAACCTGCGAAGATAATGCTTTTTTACCACAAAGTTATATTAATGAACTTGAACAAATGAAAGAGTATGATTTTGATTTATACAGAGTTGCTAAATTGGGACACTATGGAGTTAATGGTGAAAAAGTATTACCACAATTTAAAGTAATTTCACATGATGAAGTTATGAATAAAGTTTCAAAGCTTCCAAATAGGCTTATAAAATATGGGCTAGATTTTGGGTTTGTAACCTCTTACAATGCCTTAATTAGTGTTGGAATTGATGAAGCTAATAAGGATTTATATATATTTAATGAATACTATACAAAAGGCAAAACAGATATTGAAATATCTGAAGATATAAAAGAATATAAAAATAAATTAATAATAGCTGATAATGCAGAGCCAAAGTCTATAGCATTTTATAGGCAACAAGGCTTTAAAATGATACCATGTAAAAAATTTGCAGGTAGTAGAACTAGCAATACAAAGAAAATAAAAAGATTTAAAAATATTTATTGCAGCGATGAATGTAAAAATGTAATAAAAGAATTAAAAAACTTAACTTATAAAAAAGATAAAAAAGGTAACATCATTGAAGATGAATTTAATATAGATCCACATACATTTAGTGCTATATGGTATGCGCTTGATGGATACGAAGTATCAGATTTAAAGCAATTTGATAGAAATAAATACAACATTTAAAGGGGTGAGTAATATGAGAAAATTTAAACTAGATAAAAATATAGTAATAACTAAACAACTTATACAAGATTTAATATCAGAACACTCACAAGAACGAACAAGAATTCTAAAGATGAAAAATTATTATAATGGCTTAAATGAAGGTATAAAAAATAGAGTATATAAAGATACAACAAATAAGCCATCTAATAGACTTTATAGCGGTTACGCTTCATATATTACGGATAATTTTGTTGGGTATATGTTAGGTCAACCAGTAAGTTATAAATCAGATAATGAAAATCTACTTGAAAAGCTTAATTTAAGCTTCTTATACAATGATGAAATAGATAATAATACAACTTTAGCACAAGAGCAAAGTATTTGTGGTTATGCTTATGAGTTGTTATATATAGATGAAGATAGTAATGTTAGGTTTAAAGCACTAGATACAGAAGATGTAATAGTAGTATATGAAAATACACTAGAAGAAAAAGAACTATTTGCAATAAGGTATATACTAGATAAAGATAATAAAGGAATTGTTTATGTATATACAAAAGATAGAGTAGAAGCCTATACAATAGAAAATAATGAATTAGGAAATATTATAGAAGAAGAATGCCAAGATAACTTTTTTATTGATGTCCCTATTTGTACTTATGAAAACAACAGACAACGTATAGGAGATTTTGAAAAGGTACTTAGCTTAATAGATGCTTATGATTTTGCAAATTCTGATACTGCTAATGATTTTGAATATTTCACTAATGCTTTATTAGTTGTAAGTGGTGTAACAATGGATGAAAACGATGAAGAAGGAAGGCCACTAAACTTTAAAGAAAATAGAGTTTTAAACTTTGTTGATAGTGAAGGAAAAGCAGAATATTTAATAAAAAATATAAATGATACTGCTTTAGAAAATTATAAAAATAGAATTAATTTAGATATACATAAATTTAGTAATGTCATAGATATATCAGATAAAAACTTTGGTAATAATTTAAGTGGAATAGCTATGAAATATAAATTACTAGGTATGGAAAATATAGCTTCTATAAAAGAAAGTAAATTCAGAAAAGGGTTAATGAAAAGAATAGAATTATTAACTCATTTCTTAAACTTATCTATAAATAGCAATTATACATATACTGAAATAATGCCGGTATTTACTAGAAATATACCAAGCAATGATGTTGAAACTGTTGAAATGATAAAGCAATTATATGGAATGATTTCAGATAAAACTTTATTATCTCAATTACCATTTATTGAAGATGTTCAAGATGAACTTGATGCACTTGAAAAACAAAAAGAAAATAGTTTAGATAACTATAATTTTGTAGGTGCTGATAATGAAGAATAATCAAAAGTACTGGGAAGAAAGAATAATATTAAAAGATAAGCTTCTAGAAAAAGATATAAAAAAAATAGAAAAGAAGCTATTAAAATTATTTAAAGATACTAGAAAAGAAGTATTAAATGAATTAAAGATTATTTATGCAGATATAGAAAGCACAGAATATGCAAAATATCGCATAGATAGTCTTTTAATGAGTATTGATAATACACTTGATAATTTATACAAGAAGAACGAAGAGCAAGTTACAGAAGGCTTAACTAATATATATAAAGAAATGGATAAACAAGCATCTATTGACTTAGGTGCTTCTTTTAATGCTATAAATGAAAACTTAATTAGGGAAGCTATTAAAACTAATTGGAGCGGACTATCTTTTAGTGAGCGAATTTGGGAACATAGAAGAAGATTAGCTTTTACTATAAAAGGTGAACTAACTAAAGGACTTACTAGGGGTGACAGTTTACAAGATATGTCGAGAATAATAGCTGATAAGCTTAATAATTCTTATTCTAACGCATTGAGATTAGTTAGGACAGAAAGTTGTTTTATAATGAATGAAGCCACTATAAATAACTACAAAGAAAATGGGATAAAAGAATATGAGTTTATGGCTTTTTTAGACAAGAAAACTAGCCCACAATGCAGGGAACTTGATGGGAAAATTATTAGTGTTGAAGAATATAAAGCAGGGTTTAATTTCCCACCACTTCACCCAAATTGTAGAAGTTGCATAGTTCCAGTTGTTGAAGATATTGCTATAGATAAGCCTAAAGAAGAAGATATTAAAGATAATACTTTATCACCTATAGAAGAATTAGAAAATAAAGGTGTAAAAGTAGACATTGATAGCTTTAAAAATATTGATAAAAGGTTATTTGATGAAAATGCTAAACAGTTAAACAAGTTAATAGATAAATACTCAAAAGTTCAAGAATATATAAAAAATAAGCCTTTTGAGTTTAAAGCTGAAAGTATGAATATAAGTACAAATGCTTATTGTGGAACTAATTTTGACAAAACTCACATGACTATAGCATTGAATACTAAAAATTATAAGAATTATAATGATTTAGTTGATAATGCTAAGAAGTGTATAGAAAGTAGATGGAGTTGTAAGGGATTAGAAGAAAAACTAAGTGTTAAGACATTGACCCATGAATTTGGCCACGCAATACATAATATATTGATAGATAATTATAATAAAACACATCAAGAAGAAAAGAACGAACATATTAAAAAGGCTATGAGCGCCAGCACACTATCAGCATCAAGGAAAAAACTAAAGCAATATGATGAAAAGTTAGTAAAATCTTTTAATAAAGAAATAATTAAGATAGCTAAAGGCATAGATAAAGATTTAGATACTAAAGAAAGTATATCTAGGTATGGCAAAACTAGTCCTTATGAGTTCTTTGCAGAGTGTTTTGCAGAATATGAGTGTTATGGTGGAACTGCTTATGCTAAAGCTATGGAAATTTTCTTAGAAAGGAATTTTAAATAATGGTTATAAATGAAGAACCTTATTTTTTAAGTAATAAAGATTGGTTTTATTATGATGAAGAAGAATTTTGTTATAAGTTAACTAAAGAAGCAACTAAAAAAGCTATAGAAAGTTATAATGAATTTTATGAATTATTAGATAACAATTATCTAACAACTATCTAACAACAATGTAACAAATAAAATATAGTGTTTTCAATGGTTGTAGAGATTTACTAACAATAATCTAACAACTATCTAACAACACTACAAAGAAAAAAGAATAAATATATATTATATATAGTATTTTTTAGCTTTTACTAACTCATTTAGTAAGAGCTTTTTTATTGTCTTTTTATCTGTTGCAGACTATAAAGAACAACTTAGAAAAATAAAAGCCTACTATGGCTATAAACTAGGAGGATAAAATGGAAAACCAAAACGTTAACGTTAATGAAGAAATAAAAGTTGATTCAACTGAAACTAATCAAGTAGAGGTAAAAGAAGAAAAGACTTTTACGCAGGAAGAACTTGATAAAATATTAAATAAAAAATTTGCACAATGGCAAAAGAAAACAGAAGAAGCTAAAGCAGAAGCAGAAAGAAAAGCTAAATTAACAGAAGCTGAAAAACTAGCAGAAGAGAGAAAAGAATTTGAACGAATGAAGATGCAATTTGAGTATGAGCAAAGGGTAAACTCTACTTCTAAAGTATTAGCTTCTAATAATTTACCTATAGAATTTGCTGATTTTTTAATTGGTGATTCTGATGAAGCAACTACTCAAAGAGTTGACTTATTTAAAAATGCTTTTAATGAAGCTTTAGAAAAAGCAGTAAACGAAAGATTAAGAGGTAGAACTCCGAAAGCATCTACTTCAAAAGCTTTAGAGATAACTAAAGAAGATTTTAGAAGTATGAGTTATAAAGAAAAAATGGACTTATACAACAAAGATAAAGAATTATTTAATAAACTTTCTAAATAAAAAGGAGAATATAAATTATGACTATAACTAAAATGGAAAATATGATAAACCCGGAAGTATTAGCTACAATGGTAGATGGAGAATTAGAATTTGCATTAAAATTCACTAACTTAGCAACAGTAGACCACACTTTAGTTGGTAGACCTGGAAATACTGTATCTTTACCAGCTTATAAAATGATAGGTGAAGCAGTAGACGTTGCAGAAGGTGAAGCTATACCAGTAGAAGCTTTAGCTACTGAAAACGAAAATGTAGTAGTTAAAAAAGCTGGTAAAGGTGTTAGAATAACTGATGAAGCTGTTTTAAGTGGTTATGGAGATCCAATGGGGCAAGCTGCAAAACAATTAGCTAAATCTATAGCTTCAAAAGTTGATTCTGATATAATGGCTTGTTTAGATGAAATAGGTTCTGAAATGACTATAAATAAAGCTTTTTCTGCTGATGTAGTATCAGAAGCTTTAGTA